CTTAGCACGAAGAGGTTCATCGTGTGGGGGACCTTCAATACGACCATGGCATATTTCAGTTTTTATGGTGTAGACTAAAGAATATTTGAAATCGGCACTTATTCAAAATAAAATTGATTAATTATAATAAATATAATTTAAGTAATACAATGAAGTTCCCAATTACACGTGAATGTCTTCAAGGATTTCATAATGCAAAAGAGCAGGAGGAGCTAAAGGAGGAGGAAATTCAGAAAAGGCTTACGCAGATTTTAGATCAACTTTGTAAGGAATTTAAGCAGGCTATGCCCTCAAACTCTAAAGAAAAGAAATTCGTATGGTGGGGATTTAACAATATTACAATTATGAATCATCCTCAAGATAGGCATTCATCAAAGAAGGATTATATTCCTATCTTTATTGATAAAGTAAAAGAAGTCTTTATCGGTTGCGATATTATTATTGACCCATTGAAGACATATCTTATTATTGATTGGTCTTAATAACGGGTCTAAACTCTGGGCTTTAATAAGTAATATGGAGAAACTAGTATATAGATCTTTTATAGCTTATTTTATTGGTTATAAGATCGGCAACGAAGTATTCAGGTGCAAGTATCCAAATTCTGTTCATTATAGACCACCCCCTTTATTCTCTTGGCGTTTAAAAGGCGAATTACAATCTGTCTAAAGATTTTCATCAATTATCAAAAAGAATGTTCGGAACCAAGCTCAAGCTCCCAGTCCATGGCCAGGGCGTCTTTTTGTTCAAAGCCACGGGAAAGGAAGATGTCAGCTTCAGCATCGTCGGCACCAACAAGATTCATGTGAGCTTCACCTCAAAGATCAATGTGACAAGCTACCCTGGTGGACCCCTTGTCGACCCCAATAATAATTCTGGCTTGACCACAGCCCCTGGAGCCTATTACTGGTTCAGCATCGACTCACAGAATCAGAATATCTGTGCTGGCGTTGGTGAACCGAGACTCGAGACACTCACTTATAAATACCTTTTTACACCCCCTGGAACACAGACTAAGTCCCTACTTGAGAGCCTGACACACATCGTGGTACACAAGAATAGTGCTAAGCCTATTAAGATTCTCCGTGATCCAATCACCGCAATCGTCCCATTCATTGTCGTCGATACGGAGCATCTAACCATGGACCATGTCGCTGAGGGATATGTGATGCCTGTGGCGAATCTTCCAGCCACCAGCCAGAAGCTCTATAACTGTATTTCGGGCCCGAACTTCACCCTGAATACAGAAGACTTCCCAGAATTCTACAAGGCCATTGAATACAGCCTCGCCACACCTGGCCTTTGGTGCTACGAGAAGATCAAGGCGAAGGCTAGTGAATTTAATAAGGATAAGCCGAACCAGGCTGAGACATATCTGCGTATCACTCTCGGTCAGAATAATGGCGAGTCGCCTGGTATTCCTTATGTTATGGAGATCTGGCCAGCGGGTCATTTTTCTCCTGTTCATTCACATGCGGGTGCTGAGGCAGTTATTCGTGTGCTAGAGGGTGGGATCAATGTGAAGCTCTATCCTTTCTTATCGACAGTGGAACCCTTTGCTGTAACTAACTTCGTTAAGAGTTATGTTATGTGGATCAGCCCCACCTTGAATCAGACTCATCAGCTTACTAACGTCGGCACGAATACCTGTGTAACGATCCAGTGCTACATGTATGATGCAAACAATAAGAAGCACTACGATTACTTCGATTATCTCGATGCAGAGGGGACTGTTAAGCAGTATACGCCAGATAGTGATATGGACTTCGTTGAGTTCAAGCAGCTCATGCAGGAAGAGTGGGCGACGAAGCCTTGGTGCTGGCGATAAAAATTGCTGACCGCCAAATGCCCTTTGGCACATTCCCCCGCTCAGAAATGCGATTTGCTGAGTATGCGACGCACTACTTCTGTATCCCTGCAGACGAAAACGAATATCATGCTATTCCTGGGAGTATTGCGATTAAGCCTGGGATCCACATTCAGGATTCACCGCCAGGAAAGTACTGTCGTGAGCGATACGGAGCAGGAACAGATCTTCTTCACGCTCGTCATTATAATATGACTCGTGCGGAAATAGAACAGCGAATTGAACAGCCGATTCTAAAGAAACTCGACTCTCTTAAATGCACAAAGCGGATTCATGGTAAGAAGGAGCACTTTCTTGTAAAAAAGAAGGACCTTGCCAAAGTTCAGCGGATTGTCATGAAGATGCTCGATAAGCTTCAGATGTATTGGGGCGAGGAGGTTCAGGGTAATTATGAGGATCCTGATGATTATGAGGATGATGATGAGGTTGAGGTTGAGTCTATCCATGATTACGATAGTGATTATGAGCCTTAAGAAAGTCATTGTGTTTAATATAAAAATGACTAACAAACCCTTTTTTACACAAGTCTAATAAGTATTTGGCAGATAAATCAAATCAATCCTTCCCCTCAAGAGCATCTAGACGCTCCTGAATATTTTTAAGCATATTAATTATCGGTTCAAGAAATGCTATCTTCTCTTTATCATAGAACCTTTCTAGAGGGAACCTTTTAGAATAGGAATTGCGTTCAATCTGCTTCTTCTTTTCATCAATTATACCCTCAAGTGTCTTCAGTGGAAATGTCTTTTTTTCTGATGCAATTTCTGATTCAATACGCTTTTGTTCCTCCAAACTTGCTAGTCTAATACGCAGTGCGTTAAGTTCTGAATCAAGTTGAGACATTGTTTAAGTTAAAAATAATAGACTAACGCATTCAATTTTTAATCTATAAAGTGCCGGTTTGAAATGACCAGCAGTCTAATAAACTTATTTAGACAATAAAAATGATCCACATATACTCTTTTTACACAAGTCCCAAAATGTCAAAGACAAATATCTACGTGCTTCGCCTTGAAGGAGGCCGTTACTATGTTGGAAAGAGTGATGATATCATGAATCGATATGCTCAGCATATGAGTGGAAGTGGTTCTGCTTGGACACGGAAGCATAAGCCAGTAGCACTTGAAAAGTCGATTGAAAACGTATCGCCCTTTGAGGAAGATAAGTATACAAAGGAATATATGTCAAAGTATGGAATTGATAAGGTTCGTGGAGGCTCTTATGTTGAAGTTACACTTAGCGATTTCCAAAAAGAAGCTCTTAAAACTGAGATTTGGGCAGCAAAGGATTGCTGCACACAGTGTGGGCGTAAGGGCCATTTTGTCAAGACATGTAATGCAACTACAGATGTTTCAGGGCTCAAGATAGAGTATGAGAATGAAGATATAGAATGGGAATGCGAGTATTGCGATAGAACCTTTACAACAAAATTTGGATGTAGTATTCATGAGAAATCTTGTAAAGCTACAAAGGTTCATGTGAAGCCTAAGGATAGTTGTTATCGTTGTGGTCGCAAAGGCCATTATTCGCCAGATTGCTATGCGAGGACGCATACTAAGGGTTATACGCTAGATTCTGATTGTGAATCTGAAGACTCTGATTAAAATCTACTTACGCCCCTTACGTGACTTACGCGACTTACGCGACTTACGCGACTTACGCGACTTACGCGACTTCCGTTCAACTCCTGGCGAGTTGCCACGAGGTCTTTTTGCCTTTAATGCGATAATATCATTCAAAATCGCATCGGCACGTGCAGCAACACCCTTGGCTATTCCGTTAGATACACGTAAATTATTGTTTCCATTATATTTTCCTCTTAAATCATTTATGTGACTACGTGCAGCATCAGCATATTGTATGCCATCATCTAAAATAGCATCTAACATATCGCGAATATCTTCAACCGCATATTCTATTTCTCTACCGGGTTCCATGGTGGGCTTATATACTCCGTTTACTTCTCTGGCTGTTAAATTATTAATTCTCTTCTGTAAGGCTTCCATCTATTCAGTCTTCTTTTTTTTAGAATACTTCGCCAAAGGAGCCTCAACGGCCATAATCTTACGCACCGCATCTCTAACATGTGGGCTAACAACCCCTTCCTTGGCTCTCTGAGCTAGTTTCTCGAGCTGTTCTATAGACTTAAAAAAGGCCGAGTCCTTCTCCATTTAATATCCCCTGTCCTTATTTTTTAGATTGAAGTGTCCCTGGGAACGCTGATATTTCCTACAAGTTCCAGACTTGTTCTTATAAATAGTAAACATCCGCTTATAATATTCCAGTTTATCATAGTATTCAATCTCATTCAAATAGTTATATAGACCTCTACTATCTCTCATTGTAGTGTATAGCTTATAATACTTATCATACGCACTCATGTATTCTTCATACTTCTTGTTTATCATATAGGCAGGCAAGAATCGGATATACGTATCCATGCTATATAGTATACTCTATCATTTATACCACAGTAAATTTGAATTATCAGGCCCACTAAACAGCATGAAACATGCCAGATAAATACAAGGAACGCCTCTCCAGATGGGGTGTCTTGTATATATGGGAGCCTCTTATAAATCAAGAATTGCTACAATATGAAATTAGGTTTGATAAACTGATATGCGTCAAGAAGTCGTTAAATCTCATATATTCTGGATACTTCACTGTTCACCATTATTCTGATGATTTTAAGGAAGTCAAGTTCGGCCAATTAATTGTGCAGTTTAATGATCAAGGTAAAGTAATTAAGAAACGCGTATTGACTTGGCCTGAAGAATATGGTGTTCTAATACGAGAAACTCCTAAACAGATGTTTATACTTGATCATCGATCCAAGTTTCCCTGGTTCCATTAAAAAATTGAAAACCCTATTTTTGCTTATAAAAGTCCCCCGCCTGCTAGAATGCCAACTCTATACGACGTCGCTCATCTCGTGGCATGGAACGGATATGCCAAAGACATGCTCCCATATATCGGTGTAGATAAGGCATCCTTGAACAATGATGAGTTCTGGTTTCCTTACACCATAAATGAAGTATATGGAAAAGAAAAGGCCACACGCATACATATACTCTGTAAGATGGCGATTGCGAATTATAAGAATAATAACTATGTCCTTAAGCGTATTAAGCAGCTTGTATCCTATGGTGCGAATCCTGATATTAAGAATATTCACGATTGCACACCCCTTCTTGAATGTTGTAATGTTGGTGGCTATTTTCTCAAAAGTATTATTAAAGTCCTTATAAATGCTGGTGCGGATGTCAATAACAAATGTATTCAACGTGATTACACGCCCTTATATTTCGCGGCGAGAAGGGGCAAAACAGATATAGTTGAACTCCTCTTAGAAAATAAGGCCATTGTTAACACACCGGATATTTATGGTGCTTATCCAATTGATGGGGCCACTAGTTATGTGGATACTGTCAAAGTTCTTTTCAAAAATGGAGCCGTAATTACAGATAAGACATTTCATCGTGCTATTACTGCAATGCATAGCGATACCCTCTCCTTTCTTTGTAAGCACAGGAAACCACCAGCGGATTCCATTGCATTATTGAAAGATACTTGTGAAAGATTCATGGAATATTCTATGAAAGATACCATGAATCAAACTATTTACAAAAAGAATGTCTATAATGATATACACAGAAAAGAGTATAATAAAATGTTAAGAATTCTTAATCTAGCGTCTTGACTTTCTTGACTTCGCCTTTCTTGACTTGCTCTTTCTTGACTTTCTGGACTTTTTTGACTTTCTCCGCGTGCCACCGCCAGTCCAAGCACCTGGTGCACCACCTGGTGCACCTTGTGAAGCTACCTGTGCCGCGTATGCGGCCTGTGCCGCCGCCCGTGCCTGTGCAGCAGCCGCAGCGGCCGCCTGTGCCTGTGCCTGTGCCGCAGCGTTCGCCGCGGCGGTGTATGGATGAGTTCCGTATCCGTATGGCCCGTATCCGCTCATTATAATATATACTTATATTTTTATATAATATAATATATAATATATAATATATTATATATTATATTATATAAAAAGTGAACACAATAAGCTCTTTTTACACAAGCATCCATGTGTAAGGGTTATAAGAAAACCTGTTGGCTTCCCTCCCAAGGTCTCTGTGGGACTTGCCAAATGAAGAAACACACTGATCACAAAGAACTACAAAAATCGCCCGAGTGGTTAAAGCTCGGAGATAACTTCGATAACTACGCGTATCGCCTATATAGCACAAAACAAGTCCCAAGCGAAACCCTTTTAACATTTCTATCCAATTTCCAAAACATATTTGATTATCGGATATATGCCCACAATGAGACAAAGCTCTGCCCTGTCTTCTCCTACTATCTTCGCCATTCAGACCTTGACATGCCGATGCCGAGCTGTCTCCGTTGCCTGGCTCATTCACTACGCTACGCAAAAGACAAATATGTCCAAAGCATGATTCTCAGATCAGTCGTAATGCGTTATGAAGATGGCCCCAATATGCAGTCGATTATCAAGAAAGCAAGAAACGCGAATGCGGCTTCCCTCTATGAATTCGGCACAGCCATTGTCGAAGTCCAGGGAATATATGGAGTCTTTGATACATATATCGAGCTCATTAATAACATTTCACTCGCCGTTAAAATCCAGAGTCATCCCCTTTTACACAACCTTCTAATGAAAGATGAACTTCTTAAGAGACGCGTATATAATAGGTTCAAGGCAAGAAAATGTATCTTCTATGAGGAGCTCTATGCGAAGGCCTGGCATCCTTCCAGATTCATGCAGTGGTGTTACACAGAAGGTGAAAAAGAGGGTATGGATATCCCATCCTATGTCTTTCAAACCAAGGGATCGCCTTGGAATATCGAATGGCATTAGGCATTTATCTTACGAACTTTACGCGTCTTGCGAGTCTTTTTTGA